TCCTCTTGGGCAACTCTCACCGGCAGACCGTCACTCTCACAAACACGCTTTGGTAAAACTTTGAACCAACGTGGTTGGACGACTCAGAAAAAACATGGAACAATTTGGAGAATTCCACCTGATAACGGGGGACAGTTTAACAACTGTCTACCCGTGGGGACAGTTTTTTATGATAATTCTCAAACTGTCCCCAACCTACAGCCATCTATGTTTGAGAACGATGTGGGGGACAGTGGGGACAGTTACTCCCAGAAAGTCCCTATAGAGATTGAAAATTCTATATATATAACTCCTGTACCAACTATCCCCACTATCCCCCAAGAGAAAGAAGAAAATGTATTAAATGATTATATAACAAGTTCTTCAGGCATATGGGGACAGTTTGATAAAAATGGGGACAGTTGGTTGAGAGACACTGAAAAAAAAGAAAAAAAAACTCATTTTCTAAACGAGGCAAAAGCCTTTGTTAATAGGTATTTCAGTGATGGTAATCAATACGAATTAGTGCAGCTTTGTAAGCGGGGAGGGTTGGGGGATAGTTATCCAGCAGTTCGTAAAATCCAACAAGATGATTACACCTCAGACAACTGGGCTATCAGAGTTTATAGCCTTTATTTAAAGGAACTTGGGGAATTATGAATAGCACTGATTTCATTGCTGAGACCAAAAGCTCGTATCTTTACAATCCTGAAATGGCTGAGATTCTAAAAAATGCTATTCTCCCCGAACACTTCTTAAAATCACCGAGAAGATTAAGATACTCCTCCTATGCCATCAAGCATCTCTTAGAAACACTCATAGGAAAATATGTCTCCAACAATACCTGCATTGTTGCTTTCCATGAGAGCGGCTTCCGTGTCTATCCTCATGGTGGTAATAGTCCCAATTGTGATTTCAATATTCGAAAAGAAGATGTGAGAGCTTTAGCAACCTATCTGGAAATGGAGTCTTACACATGCTAACGCTCCACAGATTAGCCGTAGTGAATCGACAGTGCAACCATTAATACTATGGATAAAAACTCTTCGTAAGGAGGTCTTGTAGGCTCTTATATGACTCAACGAAAAAGTAAATCGACCTACCCACCCGACTATGTTGACTGCCGCATAGGCAGCTTAGAAAAAAAAAATAATGACAGTGAAAATTTTTCACCTGCACTCCGAGTTATTGATCATCAAAAGGACATTGTAACAAAATATGAAGAATGAAAAGTTAAGAATGGCTAAATCACGTGATTTTTTATGTTCAATAATAGCTCTTATTGAAAATGAAAAAAAAAAGGAGTCTTAAATGAAGCCACTGGGTCAAGCAAAAAATAAAAAACAAGTCATGCTTGCTTTAGATATTGTTCATAAAGAATTACAAATACAAAAGTCTCTCCTGATCACTAATCAATTAACCCCGACTTGGGAAAACTTAACTAATACTGACTATTTCAAAAATGTTTCTGAAAAATACGGAGAGGATGTTGTTAATATTTGCAAGCAATTATGGGAAAACCTATAGAAGTCGATCTTTACACTAAATGTAAAGCCATTCACCACGCTGTTCGTGCCAAAAATTATGAAGGTCATAATTCATTTGAACAGTACTGTCAATCTGTTTTCAATATCTCCAAGCGTCACGGATATTATCTCAGTCAATGTTTCATTGTCCTGGATAATCTCAAAAATTATTTTACGCACCGCATTAAAAATCATACTCAAAAAAGTGTGATCCCCGGATCACACAATATTTTTTTACCCAATAACTACAAACTGGTAAAACCACTCCTATCACTCACTCCAAAACAACAAGTTGAGGCATGGCTCTTTGTCATACAGAATGTCGAATACGACAATATCACTTCTTATGATGTTGTGTGGGCTGTTTATAAAGTCACCGGACGATTAGAATATCAATCGAAATCAAATCCTAACTATAACAACGAATTACCACGGTACAGAATTGACCCTAAATTCATTGCTGCTATCGACATGGAAGCTAAATCGGAGTCAAAAGAACCTGAACTCGTCATTCATGAAATCCTTGACCGCTATTTCAATGGGTTCTTTGAACGAATGAAACGCCGAAATATCAAACGCTCTGATGATGATAAACGATAATAAAATCATGAAAAATGTTGATAAACCTGATGTTCGCAAGTTAAAGACCGCTCAAAGGAAGAAGCGGCTTCTCGAAGAGCTTGAAAAATCCCATGCAATTATCACAATGGCGTGTAAAAATGTAGGACTCTCTCCCGAGACATTTTACCAGTACTACAGAAATGATTCAAAGTTCGCAGCGAGTGTTGAGCAAATCAAAGAAAACGCTGTTGACTACACAGAAAGCAAGCTTTTTGAGTTGATTGAAGGTGTTAAAAAAGAAGAGTATGACCCAGTAAAAAAAGAGTGGATTGTGTACAAATATCCACCTTGCAAAACTGCTGTTACCTTTTACCTCAAAACGAAAGGCAAACATAAGGGATTTCAAGAAAAAATAGAACAGGATATACACGCAAAAGTAGAGAGTACTTCAGAAGTTAAAATAGTTGCTGAAATACCGGATAATGCTCGTGGGGGAATCCTTTAGTACAGTTAAAATAATTCGACCGCAACCAGGACCACAATGGGATTTTTTAGCCTGCAATGCTGATATAAAAATCTACGGTGGACAAAAAGGAGGTGGAAAATCATATGGGATGCTACTTGACTTGCTACGGTATCGCAATAATCCCTTATTCTACTCTGTTCTTTTTCGTCGCACTCGCAAACAACTCAAAAACCCTGGTGGACTTTGGGATAAGGCTCGACAAATTTACCCACTCTTCGCCGGCATCGAAAATCTTACTGAGTTGCACTATCAATGGGCATCTGGAGCTAAGATAAAATTCGATGGATTGCAGCATGAGAACGATGTCGAACTACATGACGGTGCAGAATACGCAGTTATCGCTTTTGATGAACTGATTCAGTTTACGGAAAAGCAATTTTGGGGGCTTGTGTCCTGTAATCGTTCTGTTTGTGGTCTACAGCCCTATATTACGGCAGCAACAAACCCGAGTAAAAAGAGCTGGGTTAAAAAGCTCATTCGTTGGTGGCTCGATGCAGATGGGGTTTACCCTGATTACAGTAAATCAGGTGTGTTGAGGCACTTTTTCAGAGAATCAGGTGAACTTATTTGGGGTGATTCTAAAGAGGAACTGCTGCATAAATACGCATACAAGAAACCAGAACACATCAAATCACTCACGTTCATTCCCGCTCGTCTGGAAGATAATCAAATACTCATGCAAGTTGACCCCGGCTATGAAGGTAATTTGGACGCCCAAACGGTAAGTGAAAAGGAACGTTTGCTTAAGGGTAATTGGAATGTTGATCAGGAAAAAGGGGAATACTTCAGAGACTACTATTTTCCCATTGTTAAATCGATTCCCACTGATTTAATCGCTGTAGTTCGCTACTGGGATAGAGCGGCTACGGAACCGAGTCAATCGAATCCTGATCCAGACTGGACAGCAGGTGTCCTTATGGGAAAAAGAGCCAATGGACGTTTCATTATTCTGGATCGCAAAAAAGACCGTAAAAAGTCTGGGGCAATCAGGCAAATGATAAAGCAGGTAGCTGCTCAAGATTATTCTCTTTTTGGGAGTAAATACAAGTTACGTGGAGAACAAGAACCGGGTGCCAGCGGTAAAACAGAGGCAGAAGATCTCATACGATTCCTCGCCGGCTTTGACGTAAAAATGATTCGCTCTGATGAAAACAAAGAAACGAGAGCTATACCCTTATCAAGCCAAGCAGAAATTGGGAATGTGGATATGCTTGAGGGTGATTGGAATGATGACTTTATATCGGAACTGGAAGATTTCCCCAATGGCTCTCATGATGATCAAGTGGATGCAGCCAGTGGAGCTTTCAACGAATTAAGCGGGGTCAAAAATAATCCATTATTAAATTGGGTGAAGAAAAAATGATCTGGCCATTTCCTAAAATAAATAAATCAATTGATTATCAAACAGCTAAAACAAAGTCTGGACGGCGACTTGACGGATGGACAAACCTATTTACAGGTCTTGGCACTTTTAAAGATAAATTGGCTCGCACCTTCTACTCTTTTCGTCCACAACTAACCTATCAAGAGCTACGGAATTTATACCGAACAGACGGTATTTGTGCAAAAATAATCGACCTTTTGCCCAATGATATGACCCGTGAACCCCTCAAAATTGTCAATGACCCAGACGGAATCATTGAAAAGCGGCTCAATGAGTTGCACATTTTACCACTTTGTAATCAAGCTATCAAATGGGGAAGGCTCTTCGGTGGTGCTGTTTTACTTCTTGATATAGAGGATGGGCAGCCTCTCGATCAACCCGTTAATTTAGATCGCATTATTCGTATCAATGAAGCTACTGCTATCGACGCACAATGGATTTATCCAAATGATTACGGCAGGTTTCGTAAGCCTGAATTTTACGAACTCTCAAGAGATAAATACGCTAAAATACATCGTTCACGACTCCTTATTTTTGAGGGAGCAACAACTACAGAAGAGGATCGGTGTGAAAATCGGGGTTGGTCATCTTCAATCATGGAACGGAACTATGAGCCTCTGAGAGCTTATGGGTCAAATTTACGCAATGTCAGCCATTTGATTCAAGATATTGCTCAAACTGTATATAAGTTTTTAGGCTTTAATGAAGCGGTGGCA